TGAATGGCCGGACAAATGGGAATCTTTTACGAAAGGGGATACATCCCGCGACGTTGGTCTTACAACTATTTTCTACATAGGTAAAAAGCTAGGAATCGATCCGCCGACAGTTGACCTACCGGAAGCCAGCGAACTGTTTCGCGAAATGAATAATCGTGCAATGTTTGTTTCCGAAGGTAAAGGTTCCCGGGTCGTTGTCTTGCCAGGTCTTTTGGATAAGATGGTGACGCCGGACATTAAATGGGAATGGCATAGTCTGCACAACTTCCGAGACGACTTCGGCACATTGCGGACCATGCCCATAGACCCTACAGATCCACCGCAAGGAAAAGTTCCACAAAGATGGATCGATCATTCTTACCGGCGTAGATAAAGTGGAGTTCAGTTAGCAGCACCTCCAAATGAACCTAATGCTAATCAGCTCAACCTATGGCAGGGCTTCGCAGTTGAAGCCGCTGACGGACCTATCCCTCTTTTTTTAAAACATATCACGGAAGTGTTGGGCGCAGAGAGTGAGGAGTGCGGCGAATATCTAATGCGCTTTTTTGCTTGGGCCATACAGAATCCAGGCAGTGTGCCGGGTGTTATGCTCGTACTGAAAGGTGGCCGCGGTGTTGGGAAGAGTATGGTGAGTGACGCCTTCCGTACCATATTTGGCGCTCACGGCGTTTTAATTGATCATGATGATGGTTTAACGGGGCGGTTTAATAAACAGCTAGAAGGCGCTTTATGGGTGAGCTTGGAAGAAGCAGGTTGGGCAGGAGATAAAAAAGGACAGGGAAAACTTAAATCTTTAATCACTAGTAAAACAGTAATGATTGAGCCTAAGGGTGTGGACCCCTACCAGGTAGCAAATGGCGCCAAGTTTCTGTTAACTACTAATCATGATTGGGCGGTGCCCGCAGCGGGCGACGAAAGGCGCTTCGCGGTGTTCGAAGTCGGTGATCAATATAAGCAGGATCGAAAATACTTTGGCCCACTTCGCCAAGAAATAAAAAAAGGTTTGGGAGACATCCTCGGTCACTTTTTAAGTTATAAGCTGCCAGACGGTTGGCATCCTGGTGATCACATCCCGCAGACTTTAGCTTTAGAAAGTCAGCAGGACCAAAGTGCAGTCGTATCGGAATCCTATGTTCGCGCGTTCCTTGCGGCCGAACTTACTAAAGCGGACCCATTTCATGATCGCTTGCGAATGGACCAGCGACTCCATGCAGATCCATACGGAGAAGGGTTAATTAAGAGAGATGAGGAAGTCCCTGTCGTAAGTGAAAATGATCGGGCGGTGTACTGGATTCCTCAGTCTTGGCTTAATCATGAAGTGCAGGAGTTCGTAAGAAGAACGAATCACTATGTGACGCTGACCCCGCACATGGTAACTAAGCAAATGAAACATTTACTTCCCGAAATTGGTAAGCCAAGACAGATACGCGGCGAAGTTGTAAGAGGTTGGAGACTGCCGAAAGCAGAAACAGTTAGAGAGTTTCTGGGAATTGCAGAAGATGAATAGTGTTTAGCAACTGAAAAAAAAGTCGAAATAATATGAAACATGAATCGGAAAAAGAAACTTTAAAAAATATGATTCAACTCTTTAAAAAAGATGAATTTTGTAAGCTACTGATTCTACAAAGAAAACAGTTTAAAATTCATGTTTCATGTTTTCAACTGAAAAAGAATTTACCTCCCGGATGTGCGAGCGTGTGGGTATAAGAATATATATTAACTTGAATTAAGATGAAAAGATGAATCAAAGAAAGGAAAAAGACTGTAAAACAAAGGGTTTAAAGCCGCTTCGACTTTTGGCAGTGAGCAGCATGGAAAGTTGAATCGTTAAAAAGACTCGAATACAAGCGTATTTTTCACCGTTGATAGATACATTCAGCGTCAACGGTGATAGGATTCACGAATGAATTTTTAATTTTATAAGGAATAACTCAGATGCCCAAAGGTCAAGTCAAGTTTAGTATCCGACAGTCGGAGTATGACAACGAGGAAGTTGAAAAGTTTCTCGAGGGGTCGAAATATGCTGATCACACTAAGCAGTTTATTCGAATGGTTCTAGTAGAGAAAAAAACTTTGCAAGAAGCAGGGGACGCGCACGGAGTGTCTCGTCAACTCGTTTATAAACGATGTCGGGATGTGCTTGAACGACTCGGAGTTGATCTACGAATACCTGCTAACGAGAAGTGATACCCATTGACAAGCCACGATCATAATATTAAAACGTTCGACGAATGGATGGAATCATAATGAAAAAGATATGGATTGATGATTGGAGAGTTGTTGCCGCAATGTTGTTGGTTGTCCTCGCACCACTATCCCTGATCGGATGTGAGCAAGGATCTGGTTCTGAGGTGGATGCTGGTCGATGTCGGGATGTGCTTGAACGACTCGGAGTTGATCTACGAATACCTGCTAACGAGAAGTGATATTGTTCTCCGCTGGAGTCTTGAGTACACTAGCCAGAGACTCATCGAGGAAAACACATGGCGACAAAACGTCGACGCCGAGAAACGCCGGAGGAACAGTTACCCCCTTTCAACAGGGAACAGGTTCGAGCTGCGGCTCAATCTGGTGCTCCTCTCGAACGAATTGCGGTAGCAATGGGCGTCGACTATCCTAAGCTTAAAAAAATCCATAAGGAACTTTTTAATTCTGATTATGATCGTGGCTTGTCAATGGGTGTGCAGAATGTTTTCACCGGGGTTAATCAAGCCGCGGTGGAAGGCGACATGAAAGCCGCTCAGATGTTTTTGGACTATACAGGTATTCAGCCTGTGTCTACGACAACCGGATCAAGTAGCAAAAGCAATGGAGAACAACGACGCCGACGACTAATCGTAGAGACTGTTGAGTTGGAACTCGACGAGGATGAATAACACCCTCCCAGTTCTCGTAGAGGAGGACGAAGACACTTACCGACTAGCAAGGTTAACCGGTCCACAGTCTTCGTTTTACAAAGCTAAAGAAAAATACCCATTGTTCGTTGGCGGCTTCGGTAGTGGCAAGTCGACAACAATGTCTGTCAGTGCAGCTACAGACCTCATTAACTATCCAGGAGCCAACATCGGAGCTTATGCGCCGACGTATGACCTCCTCAAGCTTATCACGGAGCCGTTTATTATACAGCGGCTCCACGACGCTGACTTGCGATTTACACTTAACAAGTCGGACCATATTTTCTATGTTAGTGATTCTGGAATCGGCGACATCTACTGCCGCAGTTTATCTAACCCCGAACGAATTATTGGTTACGAAGTTTTCCGTTCCCATGTTGATGAACTAGACACCTTGCGAGAACTACAAGCGGAGGCAGCTTGGAACGCGGTCATAGCTAGGAACAGACAAAAAATTTACATCTTCGATCAAAATGATCAGCGCATTCTCCGCACTGATTGGCAGGAGGTAAAATCTAAAGCCAAAAGAGGCGAGGAAGTTGAACTATATCAGACTGAGCTTAATCGGGTCTCAGCGTATACGACGCCAGAAGGATTCAGGTTTGCCCACAAGCGCTGGGTGAAAGAAGGGAATGCAGATTACGGGATTTATCGAGCCAGTACATACTCCAACCCTCACTTGCCCGAAGGATACATTGATGGACTTCTTAGTTCATATCCCGATCAGTTGATTCGAGCGTATCTCCGTGGCGAGTTCGTTAACTTAAACTCTAGCAATGTCTATAAAGGATTTAACCGTATCGACAGTCACAGCGACATTTCTGCTCCGTTTGAAGGTGAAGTCGTGCACATCGGAATGGATTTTAACGTAGAGGTTGGCGCTTCGGTCGCTCATGTTATTCGGGACGAGCAACCTGTCGCCATCAGCGAAGTGTTTAACGCTTATGACACCGAAGCGCAGATCGCCGCATGGGATGAACGGTATCCGAACAACCCTATTCACTGTTACCCTGACGCAAGTGGTAACAAGCGAAGCAGTTCAAACAGTTCACCTACAAGGACAGACTTGGCTATGCTAACGAAGGCTGGATACGTTATGAAAAATGATTTTTCTAACCCGCTTATCCGTGATAGGGTCAACTGTATGAACGCTCAGTTCTGCAATGGTAAGCAGGTCCGAAGTTACAAAGTAAATACCGAGCAGTGTCCGCAGTATACGGACGCTCTCGAGCAGATTGTTTGGGATGACAATGGCATCCCGGATAAAAGTTCAGGACTAGACCATATCACCGAGGCGGGTGGATATTTTATTGCGAAGAGGTTTCCCATTATCCGCGTTAGTGCTGGGTATGGTGCCGCCGCTTCCGTTCGAAGGAGAATATAATGAGTAAGACCGGAGTTGAAACGGAACATAAACAGTTCAGTCGCCGAAAGTTTGAATGGCGAACAGTTAGGGAATCGATCGAAGGATCGGATACAGTTAAAAGAGGGAATGTTGTTTATCTCCCAATGCCTGCGGGCTTCGAGGTTAATGACACCTCGCCGTCAGTTAGCTACCCGCACACAATATCAGCTATTGATAACTTAATAGACCAATATGACCAAACGACTGCTCCTTGGTGGCATCCGAATCCCGCTTACCGCGCCTATCTTCAGCGAGCAAGGTTTCCTGAAATTACTCTAAACACTCTTCGAGGTTTAATTGGTGTTGCGACTAAGGCTAATCCTGAAATGGAACTGCCAACGTCTATGGCGTATTTAGAAACAGCAGCGACGAAAAAAGGTTCTAATCTAAAGGATCTTTTTGTCCAAATGCTGATAGCTACTTTGTCAGGAGGTAGGTGTGCTCTAGCTGTTGATATTGATCCAGTCACAAACGAAGCTCGACTCGTTTTGTATAAAACCCAAAATATTACGAATTGGCGAGTTAATGAAATGTCGGGCGCCACTCAAATGGTTGTCTTAAAAGAATGCGTTGAAATTCCCGGCGACGATGGTTTTTGTTGTGATGATGAGGACGTTTTCTATGTTTACCGACAGTATCCAGCGTTAGTTACTTCGACGAATGAAGATACCGGAGCTGAGGAAACAAACGTCCACAGAGACCTTGCGGGAAAAGTTGTTCTAGAAAAATACATGAATGACATTCTAATCAGTCAGACAATCCCGCAGCTACAAGGCACGGAGTTTGAAACCGTGCCCGTTATACCTATTGGGTCACTAGAGAATGAGTTTACACCTGGTCCGGTACCGTTAGCGTCGATTACTGAAATCGCTTTATCTATCTATCGTAAAGACGCTGATCTGTCTCAGGCTCAGTATATGACTTGCAATCCTATTTTTACTATTACGGGCGCAGAGGCAGAGCAATTACCTGTCGCCTTTGGCTCCACAGTGGCGCTCGTTTTAGAAAACCCCCAAGCGAAAGCTTTTTTTCCCGCTACTGACACAGGAGCGTTGGATCATGTCGGGCGTTCAATCGTTCAACTGTTTGACGAAGCCGCTAAGTATGGAGCTACACTATTAGGACCAAGTCAGGCCAGTGCAGAAGCAACGGACACGGTAAAAATTCGGCAGAGTCAGCAAGGTGCAACACTGATTGGAGTTGTGAACAATATTATTCGCGGAATTAATGATGCTTTGAAAGTTGTAGCACAGATCGAAGGTGCGGACCCGGAACTGGTTAGTTTTAATATGTCAACGGACTTCGCTGAAACTGTTCTCGACGCTCCGATGGCGTTAGCCCTTATGCAACTTTGGCAGAACGGTTTATATTCAAAAGAATCCTTTATTAAAATTCTTATTGAAAATGGTTTAATCGATAGCGCCCAGGAAGTAGAAGATGAACTTGCTAGAATTTTTAACGAAGCACCTTCTTCCTCTCCAGACATGGGTGAGTTCGCTGATGATAATGATGATCCAACACTTCAGGATGACTAATGACCAAGCAGGCAGAGGTCACTGAGGACTACACTAGACGGACACTGACGCTCCTCCGTGCAGCTGAAGGTGAAGCAGTAGATATGTCCAAGCGGATTCGTAAAATTCATTCAGCGATCTTACAGGACGTAGACGTCGCATTCGCAGGAGGTTCTCGCACTCGGCGCAAGTTAGAAAGTTTGCAGACCCGAGTTACCAAACGTCTGAAAAAATTTTACAAGAAAGACTGGCCAACGGAACTACTTGAAATTGAATCCGAAGCGATTACTGCGGAACTAGCATGGACCCAAAACAATCTAGCGATCGCGTCTACTGAATCCATTGTCGCCGCTCGTGCTGCGAATGTTGTAAAGTCCGCAAGGAAAAGAACCTATCAGGGTCACACTTTTGCTTACCATACGAAAAAAGCTTTCGGCGCTCAATCTCTCAGGATTAACAAACAACTAGAAAGAGGGTATATTGGCGGTAAGAATGTCCAGGAGATGACACGAGGACTAAAAGGAACATTAGGCAAAGCTAACGCTGATGTCCGAACGATTACTCGTAGTTACTTCATGCACAATGCAACAGAGGCAAAGAATGCAGTTTTTCAACGGAACCCGGAACTCGTTGAAGCGATTATTTGGATCAGTACACTGGATGGGAGAACGACGCCAAACATCTGCGGCATCCGGGACGGACTTGAATACACTCTAGGGCATGAAGCTATTGAACATGGGATTAGTTGGGACGCAGGACCGGGACGAATTCATTGGAACTGTCGATCCTCCAGTGCACCGCGGCTTGCGGGCATCGATCCAGGGCAGTCGGAAAGGCCTGCCATTGGTCCCGGGAAAAAATATGTTCGCGGGGATAACACGACCAGCACGGGTAAAGTTAGAAAAAATACTAAAAAACTAAGAGAAGAGGGAATAATAAAAGTTCAACAAAAAACCTCTCGAACTCACTATGAAGGTTGGCTAAGAGAACAATCTAAAAAGAACATTGATTTCGCGTCTGATGTTCTAGGAAGTAAAAAAGCAGCACAGGCGTTTCGCGACGGGAAAGTCACCCTGGCGCAACTCGGAGCGCAAAGTCCAGTGACTAATCCTCTTGCGAGAGGCAAAATATAAACAGGTGATATTATGAAACGAAAAAACTTAATGGGTCACACAAGCCTAGCCGCCATTTATAGCATGGCAGATGATACAGGCGAAGGGGAAGGCGGCGGAGGAGGACAAGCTCTTGCGGACATTCAGTCAGCAATTGATTCCGCAGTATCCGCCGCGACTGCCCCGCTTCAAGGTTTGTCAACTAAGAACACGGAACTTATGAGCGAACTAAAAGACGCTCGGAGGTCTTTAAAAGCGTTCGAAGGAGTTGACGTTGAAGGACTTCTTGCACTTCAAAAAACAGTTGAAGGGGATGAAGTTCTTAAGCTCGCTGCCGCGGGCGACCACACTGGCGCTATTGAAAAAGCAACGGAACGACTTCAGGTAACTCACCAGTCTGAGATGACGACTATAAATGAACAGATGGCATCTCTAAGACTAGAAGCGGAAACAAATACGAACCTAGTGCAATCCCTTTTAATCGATGGCGGTGCCCAGCAGTCTTTTATGGAAGTTGGCGGTCGACAAACAGCGCTTGAAGATGTTGCCGCTCGCGCACGAAAAGAATGGAGAGTTGAAGACGGGGAACCCGTCGCACGAGATGAGAACGGGCTTATTCGTGCAGGTGCGAAAGGACCACTCACTATGTCTGAGTGGGCAGCTAATCTTAAGGAAATCGCTCCACACCTTTTTCCAAACAGCGAAGGCGGGGACTTGGGTGGCGGGGATAGCGGCGCGGAAGGGAGCAACTCTTTGGAAGCTCAGATTCTTGCAGCTACTAACTCCGGCGATTTTAGTAAGCTCCGGGAGTTAAGAAAAGTGCGGGATTCTAGAGTTTCCCGATAGAATCCTGTGTCACCCCGCTTTAGGTTAAAACTCTAAAGCGGCAGTTTTTTAAGGGACTTATAAAAATGGCTAAACAAAACTATTCACCGGAATACCAAAAAGCTGCGAAGACGTCCGCGGTCTTAAGGCGTCATGAAACCGCTAAAAAAAGAACAAAAAAGAAACGGGAAGAACGTGCAAGGGTTGAAACAAAAAGAAGTCGCGGGGATTAAAACCGCAAAAAAGTCCGGGGATCTTTTTTTAAATAGGATTGCACACGAATTCTAAGTGAGATAGATTCTACATATCCGGTCAAGGAAACAGACGATCTGTTGAGCATTTCGTCGAAAGCATGAACCACGGGAGGTTGAGCCGAACGTCGGGGATTCTTTTAACCGGTTATCCTTCGGGACTGAGCAGAGCAGAGCCGAGCCCAGTAAATTTGAACTCAAACAATAACGTTGAGTCCTTTTTTATTGTGGCTATAGGCCAAAAGGACTTAACCCAGATAGGGGAATTCCTTAATGGCAAATGCATGGACCCAAGTCCAGTGGATCGCTTCCGAAGCTCTAACATACCTGGATGATGCACTTGTCATCACTCAGTTAGCAGCTCGGGACAAAACTGAAGACTTTAATACTAAGCCCAACGGCTATTCAATCGGTAGTTCTGTTGAAATCAAAAACAATCCCGTATACGAAGCAAAAGATTTCGCTGGGACGATTAGTAGTCAGAACATTCGCAGTAGTTCACGATCCATGACTATAGAGAAGCATTTCGATGTGTCTGTGCAGGTCACGGCTAAAGAAAAGCGGATGGATATGTGCAACTTTGCACAGGAAGTTATTCTTCCTGCGGCTTATGCGCTTGCTGAAAAATGCGATCGTTATGTCGGCACAAAAATCCTAGAAGGAGCTGGTCTATACACTTCCGCTTCTGTTTTGGGTACCGCTGCTGATATGGCTTTAGCTAAAAAAGAAGCAACCTATCAACAACTCTCGCCAACTGGTCGTTTTTGTATGCTAAACGATTCCACAGAAGCGAGACTCCTAGGCCTTCCTTACTTTAATACTTATGACAACCGAGGCGAATCGGGCGAGCGAGTATTTAATGATGGTGCACTAGGACGAGCTATGGGGATGGGCTTCTTTTCTTCTCTAAACTTTCCTAGTCTTTCATGGACTGCGGGCAACGGTGCTGGAGCAACTAAAACTTCTCCCTCAGCTACAGAAAACCTGGTCGGGCTTAAAGTCCTAACTTTGCAGGCTGCCGCAACTGGAACCTTCAAAGCGGGTGATCATATTAAAATTGCTGGAATGCGACGTCCTCTGCGAGTGGTAGCGGATCAAACTACTCCCGCCGCGATTAACTTAGTAGATCCAATTAGCGAATTGGTTCCTGCAGGTGCAGCGGTTACAGTCGTCAGTTCCGGAAATGATGTTGTGATTGCTGGAGCAATTTTTGATGATCGTTCACTAGCAGTTGCTTCGCCAATGCTGGACCCTGCGTCTGATAAGCCGTCGTTTACTGCGAGCAATAACGGATACTCTATTCGTGTTGTTCAAGGGTACGACATGGACACTAAAACCGAAACAGTGTCTCTTGATCTGCTCATCGGTGCGAAGTCTTACGACCCTCGTCGTATTACTCTCCTCGGCGATGCAAGCTAAACACCTCGTAGAATGGTGAGTTTCGAACCGCGTTTCGGCGCGGTTCGAATTTTTTAATTTAAACAGGCAAAGCAGGAGAATTGGAGAAAACAAATGCCAGTGTTATTTGACAAAGAAGGAAATTCAATTGAAGTTAACCCGAGCCAGATGGCTCAGATGTTAGAGCACGGTCTCACTAAGCTGCCACCTGGTAAAAAAGAAGAGTCGCCAGCAAAAATAAAAACGGCGAAAAAAGACACTCCAGCACCCGAAAAAAAGAATCGAAAAAGTTAGGGAGTTCTATAGTTAAAACCTTAACAAAGTCTAAAATTTTGCGGAGAGGGTATCGTGCCTAAAAGTAATTATCTTGAAAACGAATTAATTAATCATGTGTTTCGTACTGCAACTTTTTCAAAGCCTTCGGCTCTTTATGTTGCGCTCTATACAGTTACTCCAAGTGATGCAGGAGGAGGAACCGAATGTTCTGGTGGAGGATATGCAAGAGTTAGTGTTCCTCCGTTAAATGCGAATTGGGATGCAACTTCTGGTTCGAATGGAAAAACTGCAAACACTGCGGCGGTTACTTTTCCAACTCCTTCCGGAAGCTGGGGAAGCATTGTAGCTTTCGCTATTCTTGACGCTTCAAGCAGCGGAAACTTTTTATATTGGGGACCGCTTACTAATCCAAAAAGTGTTAACAATGGCGATCCGGCTCCGAAATTTAACATTGGTCAATTGACAGTAACAGAAGGATAGGGGCTTCTACTATGGCAAGCTATAAAGATATTGATGCAAAATGTACTGATGAAGAAATGCTTTCTAAAATTAGAACCGCTCTAAAAGTTAATGCTGAAGACATCGCAACGAAAACCGTTAGGTTTGCGGATGAAAAGGATAATGAGAAATATCCTACTGTCGCAGAAAAAACTTGGGCAAGAGCTGTTTTGTATAATGCGAATAATGAAGCCATAAAAGCTTTTAATTTTATTCTTGCTCGCAATAAAGATTTAGAAGATCTATCTGTTTTAAATTCTTATACAAATGATGAGATTCAAGCGGAAGTTAATCGCGTTACTCGTTATCTTGTTTTGGCTCAAGCAGGACAATAGATTGACTGCTCCATTAGGAATAGAAACACCTCTTGCAGTTACCCTTCCGGCTACTCTGCAAACGGGTTCTATTGCTGAAATAATGTATATAGATTGCAGCATGAGATATGAAGTTGAAGAATATATTTCTGCTCACTCTTTGACTACTCTTAAAAGTCTAATGGAGTGTTGCGAAAATTACTACAATAGAAGCGTCTTCTTTGGTTTTGGTGCGCTATTAATTTATCCAGCTTTTGATAATTTATTTGATAAAGAAACGCGATCTTTTTATTTAGATTTATGCAAAGAAGATCACATGGGAATTTCTTTAATGCGCTATGTTTTTCCTTACGGATTGCCTTATGAATTTTATGAAGGAAATGAAGACGAAGGCATGAAAGAAGTTTTTAAAAATAGTGAAGAAGTTTCTGATGATCTAATCAGAGAGTTTGTTCTGTAATGGCCGTTACTTTAACTACTGCTAAATTGTTTCCTAGTGATAATAATTTAAAAGCTACTAATGACACTAGAGTTTCAAATCCTGAAAATGTTTATTCTGTAAATAATGTTTATGCAACATCAACAACAGACCTAACAAAAAATCAAAACTCTGACAAATACAATTACAGAGATTTTTCTTCTGCATCTGTAAATACAGATTGCACCGTTGTTTCGCTAGATATTTTTGTAATGATGCGTTCAACAACTGTTGCAGGAAGAGATGGAGTTATTCTCCAGCCTAAAATTGGTGGAGGAGTTGGAACAGGTTCATCAGGAACAGTTGTAACAACAACAACAAATTCTAATGTCTGGTTGGAAGCACTTCCTAGTGGGGATGGATATTGGGGATTCACTCCTGCAAATCTTACCGTTTCTAATTTGCAGAGTAGTAATTTTGTAATTTTTAATACTCTTATAAATTCTGCTTATCTTGGGGATACCAATGTTCTAGTTGATGCAATTTCTTATAGCTATCAATACGAAATGCACTTAGCGTCTAATGTCACTGGAGCAGTTGCAACCTCAGCAAATTTTTCAACAGATATAGTTTTTAATGGGGACCTGTTAGGAGTCTCTTCTACTTCATCAGTGTTTGAAACTTCCATAACTTTTAAGGTTGATGTTGTTGGGACTACTGCAATTCAAGCAGGATTTTCAACTGAAATTTTAATGTCTGGAGCAGAAGTTTCTAACGCTTTAACAACCGCAGACCTATTAACTTCAATAGATTTTGTTACGAGCGTTTCTGGGACATCTTTAACTTCTGCAAATTTTTTCACTGAAGTTTTGTTAGATGTTTCAGTTTCTGCTTTTGCTCAAGCTGTAGGAAATCTACAGGTTGGATTTATAATAGAAGCTCCTCCTTCAATTGTTTTTTTAGAAGATAAATATTCTATAGCGATTGTTGAAGATAAATATTCTATAGAAATTTCTGAAGATAAATACGCTTGCACTTCTGTTTCAAGTGATAAATATCAAATAGCGCAGGAGATCTAATGATCCTACCAATTGAAGCGAATATAACCAGAAAAAGAGGAGACACAAAACCTTTCCGTTTTACTATAAAAACAGAGTCCGGAGTGGATCAAAACCTTTCTGGATTCAGTATGCGTATGCTTGTTGGAACAGAAAAAAATCCTCCAAGTGAAGCGACAAAATTATTTGAAATGGTTGGAACAACTCCAGCAGCAGGAAAGATAGAATTTAGACCAACAACATCTAACGCGGATTATGTTGGGACTACTTATT